AAGTGCGGCACGCTGGGCAAGTGTCGTCAAGGCACCGTCGTAGAGGCCAAGGCGGTCGTCTGCGACGTCCTTTTTCTCGATCTCCAGCGAGCCTTCCCACTCCTTGTTGACGAGGCTGTAGGTGGCCCCGCGGAGTTTGTTGTACTGGCGGTCGCCGAGGTACTCTCGGATGGCTGGCATAGCCCCGAGAATGCCGTACTGCTCATCTGCACCGTCGCTTGCGACCACAGTACAGATTTGCGGGTAAAACGTCCGCACGGCTGCGGATTCGCGGTTGAATTTTGCGGTCAGGGCTCGCGATGCTGCCACTGCCTTTGCTGTATCAAGAGCCATTGCTCTTTTCTCCTATTGAGATGAAAACGAACGGAAAGCAGTGGAATCAGAATCGGCGGGCTTCGAGGTCCGCCACACGAATCTGCAGGTTGCGGATCACGCTCAGGAGAGTGTTCGCCTCATCCTGCGTCGAAAAGCCCCAGGCGCTGCTGTTGATGGTGTTAGCCACCGCGTAGTCTGGCGTGGTCGGGCTTGTGTGGGTGATCGTGGTGAGTGCCGCAACAGGCAGGGCGCCCGTGCCGACAGACTCAATCTCAACGACTAATTTCGTAGCAGAGACAAAGCCCACACACTTGCCGATTGGAACACTCGTTGCCCCGATGGCGGTACTGATCGTGTAGTTGTCGTCGCCGTAGATGATGCTTCCGACGTCGGCCTGTGTGTAGGTGCCAGCACCCACGAGGACGAAGTCGCCTTCGGTCCACACTTCGACGTTGATGTCACCATCGCCGCCAGCGGTGTTGTCGGCTTCACCGTTGGCGATGCCAACAAAGCCATTCACGCCGGTGGCGGTGTCGTCATCGGCGTATCCACCCGCCGTCAGGAAGACCAGCGTCCCGTCGAGGATTTTAGCGGATGCTTTGACTGGGTAGGAACGTCGGCTGCCGTCCTGCCGCTTGATGATCTGGTTCTCTGTGACCGCCATTTGCGGTACTCCTTATGAAAATTGAAACGGACAGAAACGGTTGTTGTCAGTGCTTCGTCGCGTGCTGAATCCACTCGTCTTCAGACATGCCGAACGTCATATTCAGCCGCTCCTGCTCAGCGTATTCGGCTCGTGCGGCTGCGTGCGGATCGGCGGTTGTGGTGTCGCCAGTGGCGGGCAAAACAGTGCTGCGACGAACGAGGATTTGCGACAGCGCGGCCTGTGTTTCTTCCACGCTGAACCCGGCATCAACGAACTGGTTGAACTTGTCGCCCGCCCCGGCAAGGTCGCACAGTGCACGGATCTTTTTGCAGCGTGTCCGCTCTGCTTCGGCGAGGTCAGCCGTGGGGGTTGCCGTTGCGATTTCCGTGGTTGCGGCAGACAGGTCTGCCGGTGCCTGCACTGCGGTAGCAGGTGTTTCGTTTACTGCTTCGGGGGCTTGTGTTTCAATGGCTGCCACGGGCTGCCCTTTCGTCGAAAAATAGCGGTCCAGGAAACCGGCGATTCGCGCCCGGACCACGTCAGGCTCAGCGTCGCCAAAGTACGTATTCAGCAGGGCGGTTGCCTGTGCTGGAAGATTCCGAAGATCGGCATCGAGAGAGAAGAATCCGCCGCGAGTTGCGGCTGGCTCATCAACCACGTCAGCCGCGCGGAGGGCTGTCATCCGAATCGGCCAGCGGTCGCCGGGCTTTGGGTTTTCACGTTGCTCGAATGCTTGCAGATTTGCGGTGTCGTTTCGGGGCGCCAGGCTCACGCCAAACGCTCCCGGATCGGCTTCCGCCAAATCCATCACGTAATTGCCGAGGTCGCCCTGTGGGCTGGTGAACGCCGCATCTGCGATGTGCAAATCTGCCCGCAGTGTCTCACCTTCGATCCGCCAGTTAGCCCAGCGTCCGAGGTACGATCCCATGCCATCAGACGACATGTTCGGGTGAGTGAATCGGGCCTTAACTCCCGTGCGGCTTTGCTGCGCGAGGCTTAGCGCCTGTTGTAGCGTTTCCGCATCGACGGTCCACGGCCTGGCGTCGCCTTCATTGAGGTCGCCCACCTGCATCATCGACGCCCCGTAAATCACGTTGGCTTGCCGGTCTACTCGCTGCGGCTGGTCGCGGATAGCGTCGGTGCGGAAGGCGTCTGCTGGCGGTGCGGTTGTTATTGTGCTCATTGCTTGTCTCTCGCTTGCATCTGCCGCTGAACCTTGCCTGCCCACGCCTGCCCTGCTGTGGCCATGTCTTCGTCTGCGGATGGCTGCCCGTTCGGCCGTGCTGTTGGCTCTGGCGTATCATCGTCGCTGCTGTCGCCATCGTCGTCGAAATCATCCAGCCCCAGTTCCTGCCGAAACTCGATCATGCGAGCTTCCATCTCTGCTTTCGCTCGCTGCTCTCGCTCGATCTGCTGGAGGGTCTCGTCGAAGTCGCGGCCACGTGCGGCAAGGCTTTCAGTCTGCGTCGTCAGGCCAGCCTCAATTGCCGCGACGTCTGCCTTCACTTCCTTGTCCGGATCAACCCACGGCCAGCCTGGCGGTATCCATTGATGCTGCAGGAAGTGGTGCCGGTTTTCTTCGTATTTCACTGGATCAACAGGCAGCAAGCCCTGAATTACGCAGCGGTCGATAAAGCGAGCCCACACCTTTCGCAGGACGTGCTCAATCAGTTGGTATTGCCAATTTTTGAACGTGATTCGGCCGTCGATGAGAGCGAGTCGCCCGCCGCTAAAATTGTTAGTGAATTGCTTTGCCAACAGCTCATACGGGTATCGCAGGGCTGCTGCCACGCCGTGCAAAGCCCACTCAACATACGGGGCAAGCGTAGTGCCGGGCCTCGCAGGATCGCTGAACTGGATTGATTCACCATCGCCGAGGTATTGCACGCTCCCCGGGGCGAGGTCTTCGAGATTGCTTTTGACGCGGCCACCCGTCGCCATCAATACGGGATCTGTCACGCCAGTCACAAATGCCCCGTAGCACGCGGCGACTTGTTCGGCCACAAGATTCGCGTGCACGAAGTCCTTCAGGTCTTTCAGCTTGCCCATCGCGGGAGCTAGCCACGGGACTCCGCGGAGCTGCCCGGGTGTCTGCTCTTCGTAACAGTGCAGGATGTCTTCGAGGCTGATTTCGTCTTCCGTCAAGTCGAGTTGCCGACTGTCATAAGGCAGGCTCCGGCGCACGTATGCGGCCACTGGCCGTTGCAGTGTATCGAGCCGAAGCCCGAGGCGTCGATTCTCGCCCACCTGATAGCGGCTGTAAGTAATGATCGGAATTCGGCTCGGGCTGACAACCTGAACAGTGAGCGTTGTTGGCCTGTCGGGTCGTTCATCGTCCGCCATGTGCAGCCACGACTCGCCCCAAATCGCGTTGCAGCGTTCCAGCAGCCTCTGCTTTGCGAAGAAACCTTCGGCCTCCGCCCACTTGGCGAAATACCATTCGGACAGCATCCGGAATTCTTCGGCCTGCCGTGGCGTCAATAGCCCACGCTCAGCCTGTACGCGGCACTGTGGGCGAATGCCTGTTCCAATCACGTTATCCACGCGGCCATTGATTGCGGAGGCGGCGAACACGTCATTGCGGAACAGGTCAACCGCTCGATCAACCAGCGTTTCCAGTTCGTCCTGCAAAGCATCGTTTGCAGTCATTTGCGACGTAACCCATTTTTCCCCACGAAGCCGGTCATTGCCTGCGGCTTCCCACACGCTCAGGTTCTCGGCTGCGCGTTCGCTCATCGCCATTCGCAGCTCATGATCTACGCGGCTGCGGATGCGTTTTGCTGCGATTCCAGGGGCCACAGCCATCATCACGCGGTCGAGTCGCGTTGGCTGCCCAGCGGTTGCAATACGTGCAGCGAGGTCGCTCATTGAAACCTCACCAAATTACGGGATGCAGAAAGCCCAGCGCCTGCCTGACGTCGAAGGTCGGCTATGCGTGCGTCTAGGTCAGCGAGCCACGTCGATGTTGGCTCCTTTGTCAGCATCTGCCCATCCAGTGAGTAACTCACGACAGGCGCACCGGTCAATAAAGCCCCTTCGACTTTGTCGCGGAGCTGCTCAAAAAATGCGAGACGTTCGGCGGGTGATCGTGCCATGCTGTGCATCGTGCATGGCTGGCCTCAGCGTGCCTATCGCAGGTTGCAAATCGTTTTGCAATTAGCGTCGTCTTGACTTCCGTGCCTCTTCGTAGGCAATGGCTGCCGCCTGCTTTGGCGGATAGCCTTCGGCAATCAGCTTCCTGATGTTTTCCGCGATGGTCTGCTTCGATCGACCGGGCTTTAGTGGCACTGCTCCGGCCTCCTGATGATGGTGCTGAAGCGATTGCCGCATTCACAGGCTCGATATTGCTTCCGGAATTCGTCGCCCCGCTGTTGTGAGTAGACAGAAGCAAACTGGCCACACTGCGGACACATTCCACCGCCCGGAACTGCGTGCGTCGGGGTGTATTCGCGTTTCTGCGTGTATCCGGGGCTTTTCAGTGTCTTCATCGCAGATTCCTTACGAATTTTGCGGGTTTTTTGCCCGAAATGACGCCTTTTGCAGCCTGCATTTCGGCCTGCTTTTGGCGTGCGGCCTCCGCCTGATCGGCATCGTATTTTAGCACGGACAGCCCCACAAATGCCAGATAGGCGGCGTCCAGAAGGTGGTTGCGGCTGAAGGTCTGAACCCACTTGCGAACCATGCCGGAACCCACCTGGAACTCTGTGATTTCGCGTTCTGCGGTAAGCTGCTTGGCTACTTCTGTGCGACGCTCGGGCTTTTCAGTCCAAGGCAGGAGCAATGCTGCCGATGAGTCTGCGGATACACTCAGGGCCTGGTGCACGCGCCGCTTCCAGTGATCTGCGTTGTTGTGGTATTCCCGAAAGCGGTTCACGCCATGAACGTAGAGCAGATCGTGCCAGCCTTCGCCGATCCTCAGTGTGGCTTTCGTTCTGTCTTTGGGCTGATAGTAGACCTGCCCGAGGTGCTGTTTATTGCCGAATCCCTTGCTGGTATGCCAACTTGCGTGACTGCCAATTGCGTCGCGAATAACGTCGGTTTCCCAGCCAGAGTCGATCATAACAAAATCGGCCGATTGGTTGCCGCCAGTCTCGCGCTCCCAGCCTGCGTCGAATTTTTCCTGCAGCAACCGGACGGCTTGCCTCAGGGCTGTAGGAAGGTCGCTCAATTCACGCTGAACAGGCTCGAATCCGTAGTCAATGCAAAGCGGCTGCCCGTTTGCCTGTTCGCCAATCACGAACCAGTCCAACTGCGCCGCTCGCACGTCCACGCCTGCGGTAATTCGCCGCTTGCCAGACGGGACGAGCCCGCGGCGGTATTGGCTCTGGCG